GTTGAAGCTAAAAAGCCGAAACAGAAGAAGGCAAAGGAAGAGAAAAAGGAAGCTGAAAAGCCCCGACAACCAAAAAAGAAGGATTTTGAGAAGAAGTGTGGTAATTGTGGTTCGAAAGATCACTTCACTAATCAGTGTTCAACTCTTCCCAAAGGATGGAAAACAATTCCTGTTGAAAAATGGAAAATAATGTCTTCTGCTGAAAAGCGCAAGGTTCATTTTGAAAATTCAAAGCTTCTTGCATCCTATAAACCTCAATCAATTTCGAAACACAAACCAATTCCTGGATCTGCGAGATATCATGATAATTTGATCCCAATTTTTAATCCGAACGCTGGAAATAGCGGGATAGATAAAGAATTTTGGGGCACAATGCTTTGTGCATCTCAAGACAATGTTCAATATGTCTGGATAACGGAACACCAACTTTTGCCAGGTGTTTATTATCGTGGATCCGATGGTAAGGTTTATTTGTTGCCAACAAAAGAGAAATGGACAACTTTGGGTTATGGTAATATTTCGCAATGTCGAATTCCTAAAGCTATGGTAACTCAGTTACCGTCTGTTCCCCACCTTAAAGTTGTGGGCCCTCGAATTGGAACTGGGTTTTCAAGTCTGTATATAGGACTTAATCCCTCGACCATGAATCGTGAGTTTTGTGATACTCCTTATTCTTGGTCTGGTAAGGCTACGGATGATGTTATTCATTCAGCCTCAACCGCCAATTTTTCTTGTGGATCTTTTTTGTATGATTCCGAATTGGAAGCTGTTGTTGCTTCCCACCATGGTACGATTGGACCTGATTCAAAGCTTGGGGAGAATAATTTATGTTCTCCTTTAAAAGCGATGGGTCCACGCCAGTGAAGACCTTTCGGAAAAGTCATGGCACGTACATCGACATTCGAAAGTTTGTTGGCGTACAACCGTATAATCACTTGAAGCTTGTTGGTACCTTGCCAGGTAGCGAGATAAAGAATAAACGACTTTATTCTCGTCGCACTTCAAAATTTGCTGATTATTACGGAAAAGTAGCACTCCAAAATCTAAAAGAGATTTGTGGAGATAAATTTCATGTTGTTAATACGACTGAGACTAACTACTATAAAACAGTTACATCGTGGGATCAAAAACCTAGCTATAGTTACGAAGATGAGATTTCATTCCTCTTCGCAAAGCAGTTTTTTGAGCATTATTATGCGCCAATTATGAGTGATTGCATAGCCTCTTCTGAGGAAATAGCATCTTATATTGACTGGACTAAAAGTCCAGGTTGGCCCCATACTCATTTTGGTTTTCGAACTAAGGAGCAGCTCGTGCACGCCCTTACTGATACGTTGTTTTTTGATCGTGTCGGAACTCCGCCTGTCTGGAATGTGGCAGGGAAAGTTGAGTTTAAAGATATTGCTGATATTAAAGAGAATAAAATTCGGTTGTTTCAAATACCGTCATTTGAACTCTTGTATTCGCAGCTAAAATTTGGAAAGCGTATTTCTTTACGCCTGATGAACTATGGATGGTCGGCATATGGTTTTAATCCGTATGCTGGGGGGTTTGAGCGTTTGGCTCGCCGGCTTCTAAGCAAACCGTATCGTGGTTGCTATGATGTTAGTGGATGGGATAAGTTTCTTCCACTCCTTAAGGATATTTACCAGACGCTTTTGAAGCGGGGTAACATCCCGGAATCTGAATTAGAGGAATTCCTGTGGATGGTCACGAATACCTGTGAGTTTTTATTGAAATTAACGAACGGTAATGTAATCTGTAAAGACTACGGTAACGCGTCCGGATCTGGATGTACTACTCGTGATAATATCTTTGGCCATATTATAATTTTTGCGGCCGGTTTGTACGAAGCATATTTGCTAAAAACTGGAACCGCTCCTCCTTTATCACTAGTTCATGATCAACTAGTACATTTGTACGGAGATGATAATGTGTATTCTTTGGATGAGGAGTTTTCTCTTATGTGTGATGAGAAATTCCTTGGGGCTCATTTGGCCAAGTATGGACTTAAGTTGAAGTTTTTCTTCG